CATCTTCTGACTGTCCTGCAAGTATTTGTGCTACTGTTTTACCTTCACTTAAACTTCTTACAAAACCTATTGGGTCACTAGTCATAGCGTCTATAGCACCAGGTTTACTAAGTGCAATTCTAATTTTGCCTCTATTCCCTCTATAATATTTGTCAAGTTCTTTAGCTGCAGCAAATTCTTCTCTGCTTAAATTACTGTTCTCTGCTATTTCTATGTAAGATTGTCTCCCAGGAACACTAACTGCACGCCCGGCGGCACCTTCTGACATACCCCCAGGAATCGGAGCTGACCCCTCAAACGCAGCTTGTACTGTTCGTACAGCATTATTTATGTTCCTTTCACTAAGTTGTCTAGACCTATCGGTTATAAACTTTCTATCCACTGCAGAAAGGTTATCAAACTCTTCTTTACTAATCTGAAAAGGTATAACTTTTGGGTCGTCGACATATCCAGCTCCGTACTGCGTTCGCAAAACACTCAAATCAGCTCTTTTATCAAACGCATCTGCTATACCAAAACCACCTTCTCTAGTAAGTAAAGGAGAATCTTCTGGTATAGGCACTGTGTCATCTGCTTCACCGGCGGTAACACGTTGCGTTGCTTCCCGGTCTGTTATCTCTTGCTCTGTTAGATTTAGTCTCTCTTCATCTGCTTGTTCGGAAGCCGCAAGTATCAGTTTAGAAATAGGTTCTGTTAGTGCTAAACCTTCACCGGGCGATATTTCTCCATTTAAAATTTTGTTTCCTATATCTACCATTGTATTGCCTGCAGGAGCATTGTCGTCTTGAGCAGCATCACCTTCTCCAGCCCCTCCAGCACCTGGCATATTTCCAAGTGTTCCTCCAAGTGATTGTCTAAGAATATCAGCTTGTACAGCAGGAATAATCCCTCCTTTCTTTGCTCTAGCATTTACCTCTTGGAAAACAGTTGATACGTTTCTATAAAATTCATCCGGTGTTAAACTTACAACTACAGAATCTGATGCGTTAGTAGAACCATGAGTTTTGGGTCTTTCAACTATATTACCCCCCTCGTTTACAGCCAATAGCAATTCTACTCTTACATCATTTGGGTCATTAGGGTTAACTCTTAAATTAATTTTAGTTGGCACCCCTTGACGCACATTACCACTTTCTGAGTCTTGAAAAGTACTATATAAAGGAGAAGCTTGGTATAAAGATAAATATAACTCTTCATTCTGAAGAGTTGTTCGATAGTTCCCCGACGGTTTACCATCTGGACCAGGTATCATTTCTGCTTTAGTCTGTTTTAAACTTGCATTAAACGCGTCTCTTTTCCAGTAGCCAACATCTAAACCACTACCACTAAGCTTACCGTCACCCAAAGCCCTATCTACAAAAGGCATACCATCTATAGAAGAATTAGAAACCATTTCTATTGCGTTTTTTGCTGCAGCATCATAATACGCAATATGCCTTTCTTTATCTTTTTCGATGCTCAGTAATCTATCGGCTGCGTACTTTTGAGGCCCTTTACGTATGTACTCTATAATACTCATACACCACCAAGTCCGAAGGAAGCTAATAATAAAGTGCTACCTAAACCCAACATTTGGTTTTGGTAGTTTTGAACAGCCCCTTTATATGCATTTCTTCTAGCGGAAGCACCCGCTGCAGCAGTGCCTAGACCAGCTAAAGCTTGTTGATTAATACCTCTACCAATACCGGCTAGCTCTGCAAGAAGAGCTTGATTTCGTTGCCTTTGATTTCTTCTAGCTACATTTATACCACCAGCTAAACCTAGCTGCCCTGCTCTTTGTAAACTACGTTCTTGCTCTGACAGTTGAGCTGCACTAAGACCGGCTCCGCCATATCTTTCTAAATTTCTTTGACGAATACCTCTACTTAAACGGTCTTGTCTAGCTGCTACTTCTGGTGCTCTGTCTACGAGCTCAGTGCTACCTACCTCTGCTAAAAGACTTCGTTGTAAAGGCCCAAACAATTCTTGAAACTGATTGTAATCATCTCTAAGTATTTGAGAATAGACTTTATTTGGGTCTGAAACTTCTGGTAGATATTTTTGTTCGATACTCATGTTATTGCTCTAAAAGGACTGCCTATATCAAAACTATATTTTTGTGCATCGGCTTCTTTGTCTTTTTCAGCCTCTGCTTCCTCCATAGCTAACATCCTTTGCTTATAGATGTAATCACCTGCAATTCTTGCAGAAGGTTTTCCTATGTATTGAAATTGTGCTCCAGTAGCTGAAACCTCCCTTCTGCCTGCTTGAATCTGGTCCGATGTCCCTATTCTACTAGCGTATCTAAAACCACTAGCAACATCTGTTTCTATACCTTTACCAAGTTTCAATACATCAACTTGACTTTTAGTTTGGTCTAAGTATCCAGTCCCCTGTGCTTTAATAGCTGAGTCTATAGCAGCAAGGGTTCGCATTGACGATACCTCCATACCTCTAGTTGAAGGAAAGCTTAAATCCCCTGTTAGTGTTTGCATAACATCTGCACCTGTTACGCCTTCTGCTTCAGCCATTAAGTCTTCTGTCCGAGATTCCTCGGCCCTTTGTTCTATTAAAGGCACAAAGAAAGTATCAAATTCTTTTTTAGTAGCTAAAGCAATACTAGCATTCATTTTTTCATCTTCGCTAGCTGCATATGTTGCACGTTTAGGTTTCATTTTACGTTTCTCCTATATATTCTTGTATCTAGTGACCAACCATGTTTAAGAGCATAAGGTTCTAATTCATCCACATTTGATTGTGCTTCTATATATTTGCAACCAAAATGTTTAGCTACCTTATTTAGCCAATCTGCATGGGCTACCCACTGGTTAGTCCCTTTTTTATAAGTATACGCTATCCACATATATAATGTCTTGTCCTTTGTATACCTATCAATCTCTATTGTAAGTATTAAAAAACCTACAGGAGAAGCAAATAAGTAGGCTTTTTCGTTTATACAATCACAATAAACATCTTCAGGTATGAAAGTTTGCGTTGGATTTTCTTTTAAAAGCTTCTCTATATGAGGTTTTATACAGCTCCAATTAGCTCTAACATCAATTAAAGTTGGTTCTACAAAACCATCAGTAGTCGATTTCCCTTCCATACTTTCCATATCGCCTCCTTGCCATACCTATACCTTTATATTTTACTGTTCGTTTTACTCCCGTATCTCCTCCACGAGCTTTTAGTTCTGCTTGTTGTATTTCTTGATTAAACTGTAATAAGTACTCTCTAGCTGCTCCTATATCTGTCCACTCTCGACTAGGCATACGTAGTAATCTATACAAAGTGCCATAGATTATTCCATCTCTATAAGTGTTACTAAAGGTAGTATCTATGTTGTTTGAAGTCCTAGTAGGTTTTAAGGCTACACTTAATATCAAGCCATCAGACTTAGTAGAAGTGGGCACCGGAACTACCCAAAAACTGTCTGGAGTTTTCTGTAAATAGACGTGTGGATTACCTGTTCTATCTCTCCAGTCAGGGTAATTTAACTCTAGACTCCGAGGGCTTATAGGGTCCATGTCCCTACCATCGTACGTCATGTACAAAATTTGATGCACGTCTGTACCAGTTGGTTGGTCAAACTCATACTCATAAACACCAGCTATAGTTCCAATAGTATCTAAATCTTGCACATAAGCTTTAGACCTTTCACATAATTCTATTGTCGCAGAACGTAAGTTTAGCTCTATTAAAGAGTCTGGACACATAGGCACATAGGGGGCCACTTCTTTTACTAGGGACGAAAAAGTAGCCATTAGTTACCCACCGCCGGAGTCATGCCTGAAGGTTTAAAGTTCGGGCTAATTAACTCTTCCGCACCGGTAGCTTGTCCGAGGCTTTGTGCAAAAAGTTGGTAATGACTAGCAGAACGTTGCATACTCCCTGCAGATTCTGAGTCTTTCATGAACGCACGAAACAATACATAGTGCACAATCGCATTTACGTATATGTCATCAACGGATACTACATCGCTACCACTAGATAAATCAGTTGGTGCTTTAGAATATATTATCTCTACAAACGCACTACCAGAAACTCCTGGATACACGTAGTATTTTTTAGGGTCATCATCGTCAAACACGAAATGTTTTATTTCAGTGCCATGGGCGGCTGTGCCAGTGACGGACGAATCGTGCCAGTTAGGTTCTGTAGTATTTAGAATATCAATATCGACTAACCGGATTGCTCTTTTTCCGGTTGCGGATGCCGAGGTACTTGACATGTTTCGCACGACATTTATAAGACGTAAACCACTGGTAGGCAGTGATTGTTCTGTGCCAGTGCTTAAAGATACGTTTTCGTGCGTAGCACTAGCGTCGGGCTTAAAGTTTACTACTTCTCTTTGCCCGTCATTTACATAGCGGATTAGTTCTGCTTCGGACCATCTAACATTACTTGGGTCTTGTAAAGTGTCTTCTACTCTAGTAAGTATATTAGTTAATGTTAATGTCCTTGCCATAAATCACTTTAATTTATGAACTTGCAGCTTCTAATTCTTCTATCAAAGATGCTTTTTTCTTACGTCTGTCAAGTTCAATACCGATGGTACGTCCATATTCCTCTAACTGCACTTTAGTCATACTGTTAAAGTTAGGTGAACTTGCCTCTACCGGCACTTCAACTTCTGCTCCGCCAGAACCCTCGTCAATTTTTGGAGAGTCTTCAACAACTGGAGCCTCTTCCTCTTCTAGTACAGGAGGTTCTTTTACTTGAGAACAACCATTTTGCAGACAAAGTAAACCTAGCTCGTCTCCAACTTGTTTAGGCTCATTCGCCACTAATCTAACTGTTGCTCCCCAAGTGGAAGCTACTGTTTTGTCTTCTGTAGATACAACCCACATAATTAACTCCTTTAAAAATAGGTGGCCAAATAAGTTTGACCACCTATAAAATATATCACAATTAGAATGCTACATCTAATCTAATAACACCAAAGTCTTCAACTTGACCTGTGTGGTCAGAGTTGTACTTAGGCTTCTTAAGACCAAATATTTTTCCTATTGATATACCGTTTTGGTTTCCATAGTCAAATGAATCTTCAACTATTTCTGGAATACCGATATCAGCCATAGCTAACGATTGTGCTCCACAGAATAAACATGCAGAGTAATCAACGTCAGCGTTAGCACCACCTTTATAACCAGCAGCACCAGCATTTGAGGATGAACCAGAAGTTGCACCACTTGTGTTAAACACATGTCTGAACTCATGGACCATGATTCCATCAACCATCAAGCTAGATGAACCAGAGAACAAGCTTGATTGTGGTCCTCTGATACCAGCTTGCCTTACGTTAGCAAGGAAGTCTGAATCAAGTTTTAAGTCAGCCATAACTTGTGGAGTAACAAAGAGATGGAACATCTCATCATTACCAGCACCTCTGATACCTCTAATGTATTGGTCTTTGGCATACGCTTTTAAATCAACGATTGCACTGTAGCTTAGTTTGTCAGCTGCTGCTATAGCAGTAACATCTCCAGCTACGATTCCATTAGTAGCATCAAATCTTCTATGTCTATTAGAAGTTGGTGCACTTACATCACCTGAGAACGCTAGGTCGCCAAGGTTCTGTCCTGAATTTAGAACAGGTCTTAGTGCCCCATTGTTTTTGAGTGTGTAGTTAATCCCACTTAAAGTTAGGAATGCTAATTGGTCCATTCTGTCAGCCATTGCATAAGCAAGAGCATCTCTAGAATGTTCCCTAAAGTTCACAACTGATTTTTGGTCAGCTAACCTTCCGGATAGTCTGTTTGCAAACCTCAGTTGGTCGAGTTGTACGACGATGTCGAAAGCTCTTAATGACTCTTCATTACCTTCGAGAGTGTTGTCTCCAACAATACCGTCACCAGTCATGTCAGCTAAAAGTGTTAATACAGCTCTAGCTCCCTTTTCTGATTGGGTAAGTTCAGATATTGGTAAGTTGTTCACTGGTCAACGAAGCAAAATTAGTATTTGCCATAATAATGTCTCCATTAAAAAATTAATTAACCAGTCGACTTTTGGAGCGACTTTTGTCCGTGTACCCTTTGTCGTTGGGGGGACGCTCTCGTGGCTTTTACGGGTACGACCCCGGTTAGATTAACGCCATAACAGGCGAAAAACAGTGTTTTATTGGACTGCTCCAAGTTAGATATCGTCCTAACAAACGAAACTTATTACTTTTATATCATAAATTAACCGAAATCACCACGCATTCTTTTCAAAGTTTCTGCAGGTAAAGCATCAAACTCGTCTATAGACATGGAATTTATGTCAACTTTCTTCTCTACTTTGTTTTTACCTTTCATAGCAGGAGGTTGTGATTCGGAAGCTGCTATTTTTTTGCTCACATTAACAGCTTTTTTCTTTTCTGTAACTTTTTTCTCTACTGGGTCCGGAGCAGGAGCATCAGATACATCTCTCATTAGTATGTTTACGGCCTTGTCTAAGGCAGTTGCCCCTTCAAAACCTTGAAGTATGTACGCATCACGCAAAGCCATAACCTCTTCGGTCTTATTTTGGTCAAAATTAGCATTATTTTGGTCTAACATAGGGTATTTGGCCTCTAGTTCAGCAGCTTTTGCTAATAAATCAGCTTCTTCTTGGCTTTTTTTGACCGTATGGCCCATTCTAGACTGCATTTCGAACATCATTTGCTGTTTTTCAGCCTCTCTTATCTCTGCTCGCAGTTGTGTAGCTTTTTCTTGGTCCCCTTCAAGCACTAAAGTCTGATATTCTTGCTCTTTTTCGTCAAAATTGTACTCAGGTGCCTTTTCTATAGCTTCAGGTGGTGGGTTTTTTGACTCATCTAACTGTTTTTGCAGTGCTTTTGTCTTTTGTAGCACTTCATCAAATCTAGATTTAGGTATCATTGGTTCTTTTTGTTGTACTTCTCCATCAGCATCTGCCGGTAGCTCTCCTTCAGGTTCTTGTGTATCTCCGTCATCGTCTGCCAATACTTCTTCTTGTTCTCCACCTTCTCCGTCTTCGCTTTCAACTTCAGTTGTTTCTGCTTCTGCTTCCTCAACAGGCTCTTCTTCTGCCTCTTCAGTATCAGTCTTGAGTTCTTCTTCTGTGATTTCTTCAACCTCGCCCTCCTTGGGAAATTCTACCTCGTCATCTTCTGACTTAGCTTCTTCTTCAAAATTTAAATCAACTTTAAATTCTTTGTTAGCGTCTTCTTCGGATATTGGGTCCGCACCTGGGATGCCGTCTAATACAAATTCATTAGATTCAGCTTCGTTACTTATTTCAGTTTTTTTCTTCTTAGCCATTTTATTCAGTACCTCCTGTTATTGGTCCTAAGTTTTTCATTGCTTCAGTAGCCATCTTGGCTGCCGCAGCCGTGTCGCTCTGGTCTTTACGCATGTTGTTTGTCATCTGTGATAAACGCTCACGCAGTCCAAGTTCTTCACGTTTTTGTTGTAGTTTACTCTGTAATTCGCTTACCTTCAACTGTGGGTCTATTTCAGCAGAGGCAGTTTTAGCCATATTCAATGCTGCTTCAGATTGTAACCTTCTTACTTCCGCTTCCATCTTAGCTATTTCTAATTGAGTTGAACGTATAGCAGCTTCAGCCTGGAATGATTGAATTTGCAGTTGTTGTTCTGTAGGTGGTGCAGTTCCCTCTAGTCTTCTTATTCTGTCAGCTATGTCTGCTTTACGTGATAAGTGTGAGTACTCAACAATCATGTCGTTTGGTATTGGCACTCCAACTTGTCGTAATGATATAGCTTCAGCAAATTGCATTTCGTCAAAGTTATCTCTAGCTGGTGCAGTGCTTACCACTACATCATATTCACCAACAGTTAAATCATTAATAACAGTTCCTTCAGGAGTCATTTGATTTACACGAAGAGGAACTCTTGGTTTGTATGGGTCTTCTTCATCTGTTATTTGTATTATCCTTTCTTCTGTGTAATAAGTTTGAATTAGGTTAAGAATATTCTCTGCTAAATACTGCCTTGTTTTTGCTAAATTAGTAAGAGGTACTTGTAGCATAGTAGAGCCCCTGTTCTGTTTTGCTTGTATTGCAACACCAGATACTTCGGGGCTATCTTGGCCTAGCATAGCGTCAGATATACCACTAATCTCTTTTATGTTTCGTGCTGCTTTCTGGCCCAGCCTGTCTAGCCCGGTAGGTATTTGGTTAGGTGGTATTTTTGCAGGCGGATTGGAGCCACGGTTAAACTCTAATACTAAGCCAGTTTCTGCACCATGCTCTTCTAAGTCATCTGCTGTCATACCAGATAGAGAACCTGACTCCACAATCCAGCCACTGTTAGCTGTGGTGTTAACGATGTGTAATTCTTGAGAACTAATTTTGTTTAGTTGTTCCTGTGGTGATAATAAGTTTCGTACCATGCCAAATGGTTTGCCGCGACGAAAGTACGGAAAGTATGGTACTAAAGTAAAATAGTTGTAGGGCGACCAGTCATCAAATAAAACAACGGTGTCAGCTGTTACAGTCCAACGAACCTTTCGCACCTTTTTTTGCATGATGTTTAAACCAAACCGGTCAGCAAACTCTTCTCTTTTCTTTTTACCCCAAGCGTATGGAACTTGTCGTTTGTCTCCAGTAACAACGTCAACATAAAACATACAATCCTTTAGTTGATAATATTGTCTTTCTATAACCCTAACGGACCTAAGTGCTCGTGCGTTCTCTGGGTCAGCCGGGTATTGATGTCCGTAGTTTTCTTGTTCAGTATCTCCGTACCTTTCTTCCTCATAGTCCATGGAGTCAGCTCCAAGAGTAGCACCAGTTTCAGCCAACACCCGTAGTCGGTCTGCTGGTTTTTGTCCGTAAACTTCTTCTATCTCATCAATACTCATCCACTTGGTTTCGAAAATCTCATTCCAAGTTGTAGGCTCATAGTGTTTTGCGTCTGGGTCTATAAGAATATCTAATGGGTCTTTTGCTTCTACACGTACTTCACCCATCACGTGGTCATCGAAGTCAACACGAACATCAAACCACCCTCTATCTTGTATTATTCCATCTTGGAATACTTGGGCCTCTATCCAATCTAGTTTGTTGTTGTCTGATATCTGTTGGTAAACTTTAGTAAGAACGTCGGCTATTTCTTGGTTGCCGCCACCTCTTGGCTTGAATTGTATATCAGCTTTCTTTGAACTTTGTTCCCCCATAACAGCATTAATCGTAGGTAGAATAGTGTTGATTGTTAATGCTGGTCGGCCTTGGTCATCTAACTCTTGTATATCATACTCGTCCCACTGCTCGCCTCTATAGTAACGGTCGCATTTTTTAGCCATCTCTATAAATTCTTCGTGCCCATTGTCTCGGGCTCGGGTGTAAGCATTGAATTGGCTTTTCGCTAAAGTAAGTTCTTCAGCTTTAGAAAGGTTTTGTTTAGGTTTTTTTGTACTGTATGCCATATTATGCACTCATAGCTGTTTTCTTTTTAGGGCCTTTGGCTATATATCTTAACTTATCTCTCCAAGAAGGTACATGTTCGGGTGCTTCATAAAAACTTGCAAACTCTGTCATCATTAAACCAACCCATGCAAGTGCATCCACCTGGTCATCATGCACGCCATTAGGAAAACGCAAAAGTTCAGCCACCATGGAACCTGTCCAAGTTGCGTCTTGTGGGAAATAAACTTTACCCTGTTGCATCCTACCCTGGATTGCTCTAGCTCTAGCTTCTTTATCACGCCTTCCTACTTTTAAATCTTTAAAATATGCAGAATGCAATCTACGTTCTGCTACACGTTTTTCTAAGAAAGGGCCAATAGCCATTTCTATATGTCCACGCTCTATACCTACTATGCCTGGCCGCCACTGTTCGTAAAAATCTAATATTTTTTCTACGAGTTCAAAACCGTCATACTTACCGCGTATAACATCTACAACATACATATTATCATACTCATCTATACCAACAGTCACACCAACAGAAAAATCGTTGCGGTCTCTTTGCCCGATAGCTAAGTCCCACGCAGTGTAGTAACGAAGTCTTTCATAATCAATTTCGTCAGGTTCATAGTATCTGACCATGTCCCTATTGAAATAATCTCCTTCATCAGACACTGGATTTTGTTGGTACAACGCAGTCCAGTCCCTGGGACCGATTGCACGTTGTATCATTTCTAGCGATTCTAAGTTATATCTTTCTGGGTGTAGTGCTTCGCCTTGCTTCCTATAGGTTTCATTCTCTTCTGCTATCGCAGGGTACTTGACTACTTCCCACTGGTCCGCCCCTTCTTCACTAGCTGTCAAAAGTTTTCCGGCTAAATCGTCATCGTGCCACCTTGTAAGAATAACTAATATACCTCCACCTGGGGAAAGACGTGTATAAGCGGTAGAGGTATACCAGTCCCAAGTTGCTTCACGGTTGTTTTCCGATTCTGCATCTTCTCGGTTTTTTACAGGGTCATCGATAAGAAGAATATTTGCACCTTTTCCTGTAATACCACCACCAACACCAGCGGCCACATAGCCTCCGCCTTGGGTAGTTAGCCAGGATTCTATACTTTGAGAGTCTTTATCTAATTTAGTTTTTTCGAAAATATATTTATAGTTGGGCTCCCTAACTAACTGTCTCACTTTCCTAGAGAAACTCATAGCAAGAGAACCAGAATAAGAACAACTTATAAACTCATGTTGTGGGTTTTTACCTAGATGCCAAGCAGGAAAAGCTACACTAGCTAAGGTGGACTTTCCATGCCTAGGGGGCATAAAAAGCATTAATCTAGGGGAGTTTCCTTGTGCTACATCTTCGCTAAACTTTTCGAGACGTTTACAGATGTCTTTGTGTACCCAACCTGCTTGGTAATCGGCGTTAAATTTTTCTACGAAAGGTAATAATCTTTTACGTGCCAGTATTCTCTTCGCGAGCTCTTGTTCAGCACGAACTTGAGCAGATTCTTCTCTCTTCTCTTTTTTAGATTTAGTAGGAGTGGCAGGTTTCGGCAGTGTGTCTGTCTCATCTGCAGCACAATACACGCAAAGTCCTTTTGGTAGGACTAGCTGTTCTGCCAATAGTTTTTTGCACTTATAACACTCTACTTTTTGCATGTGTTAACATTTCCACCGTCTTCTAGCTTGTCTTAATCTTGAGTTAGGATTCTTAGCTGCTTTTGGAAACTTCTTCATTTGACCTGCAGACCTAGCACAGAATGACTTTCTACGTTTTGCAGCTTTGCTGCCTTTTTTAACTTTACCCGTAACTGCTGTTTTTAACTTTGAACCGGGGTTCAGCCTACGGTAAGCTTTAACTCCGGCCTTTGTCATACCCGCACCAGACTTAGTAGAACGAAAGTTCTTCTTATTTCTTGGTGGCATTTTACCTTTTTTTCTTGGCACGAGTCCTCCTTCTTTTTACTGCAGGTTTTTTCCTGACTATAGTTTTTACGTTACGTGGTTTACCACCTGGGTTCCCCGCTGCACGCTTTCTTCTAACCGCACTTCTTCTCTGTGCTGCAGTCATCGACCGAGCTTTAGACCGTGGCACGCATTTCGGGTACTTACGTTTGCTTTTACCTTTAGCAGACTTTCGTCCACAAGGCTGAAATTTCCCTTTTTTCTTTGGAGCCCCAATATCGACCCAATCGCCCTTTGGCCCTTTTCCGAACCATGCAGTCAGGCCACCGGTAGGCTTTGCCATTATCTATATCCGCCGCCGCGTTTCTTATAAGTTCTTACTAACCACCCATTGGCATATGCAGACGGATAAACCTTAAACTTTCTCTTAGCTTCAGCTTTCACCCTTGCATATAAAGCTGGGTTTGTAGGTGTTGCACCTTTACGTTTACTAGACTTTCTTTTTTTACTACTTTTTCTTTTTGCCGGCATAACTACCTCCTTTTTTTGGTATGCGACCATACTTGTTCATTTTTTTCGCAAACTTTTTCATATCAGGTTGCGGTGCGTTTATTCCTTTACAATGCATTATTTTTTCCCCTTAACGCCTCTGCCTATGAGAATATCAGCATAGGTTATTTTTCCATCTTTATTTAAATCAGGAAATTTTTTCTTCTTACGTTTTTTTCTTCTAGCCTTAGCAGCTTGCATATATTTTTCGTTTGCCATAATTTTCTCCTACAAAATTTTTTTGAAATTTTTTTGCTCTCTTAGCTGCTAGCACTTTCCTAAGTTGTTTTCTTAGCTCAGGACTCAACGCCATCCTCGTCTCCTTTGGGGTCTAAATGAGAGGAATCTACTCCGGCTAGTTTTAAAAGCTCAGCGTCGGGCAGTCTTTCTAACCTCTCTATTTTGTCTACACTTATATTAACTTGTGTTGCGTTTTCTGGTGCAAATAGACCATGAAGTTTACATAACGAATCTACTACATTTTTTTCTTCGGTTGCGTTTGCTGATTTACGGTGGGCTTCTAGGTACATAGTAGTCGCAGTCGTTCTATCGAACTTTACTTCTTCTCGCATTTCTTGTCTTAGATATTCTACCGCTTGTGCTACTTTAGGTTTTTTAAAAACTTCGTACACGTGGTCTAGGTTCTGGTACCCCGCTGCACGGCCGGCGGCTGCTTTGCTCATTCCCCTTATAAAAAATAAAATCAACCTTTCTTCTTGGACAGAAAGCTCGGACAGTTTTACACCTGCGTAGGGGAAATGTGATTGTAATTCAATCCTGTCTTCGTTAGTAACTTCAACAGCATCAGTTTGAACTAAGCTCATTTGCTAAAAATAACATAATAATGTATAGCTTGTAAATTTTTTGCGAGAAAATTTTTTTTGAAAAAGTACATAAATATCGCTCTCTCATTCCCCTCCCCGCTCTGCCACGACCACACCCCGACCCCGATTAGGTTTCACGACCACTGCTAGTTTTTGACTGTTGGAACCTTGTTTTGACTTATTGTAGGTAGCTGACATGCGTCAGCTTCCATATAGGTCTGTAGTTAAACTTTTTATTAAGGAGTAAATTATGACTAAAAGTAAAACTAAAACTATCACTCGTGTTACAGAGTTCGACTTGAACATCGAGGCACCTG